TGTGTTCTTAATCCAGAATTATACTTATCTGCAAAATAATTTGGAGCGCTAGGGTAATCACCACGATCTTGAACAATAGCATACTTGATCTTTGTTTTTGTCCCTCGGCCGCTGTCTTGTCCTAAAACTTTTTTAATAAAAGAATCTGTGTTAAATTTAGAGTCTTCTAAACTGTTTGAGATAGTAATTTTGTCAAGTTCTGACTGAGTTGAAATTATGTTCTTGTTGTAAATGTCAATTTCATAATATTCATTCTCAAAATATCCGCCTAAGATTTTTTCAAACGTCGAATATCTTTTATTCACAGTTAAACTGCTTAAGATTCTCTGTTGAACGTTTGTTATTCCTTCTAAAAACACATCTGGAGTATACGCCGGTACATAATAATATTTTTTAATTTTTCTATAACCTTGAGGATCACCAAAATTAGAAGCGGTCTGTTGCTTCTGATATTTGATCATTTGCTGAATGGTATTAAAATAGAAACCATCGAATCTTTCAAAAAATACAAAATAAGAATTTTCTGGGTCAGTAGACACCGCTCTTTTATTCATCCATAATAGAGCATCGATCGGCTTCATATTCGGAACTATGAATTTATAAGATCCTCGGCTTTGCTCTGGAAGATCCCCGTCGGTCATTCCTTTAAGCTTTTTTCCGGTCTCTACTATGTTCAATTCATTTTCTAGAAGTAATCTTATTGCTTCCGTATAAGAAGAATTATAAGCTGCTTGAACCCTTTTTCTTACATTATCAAGCATTTCTATGGAATACAAGTTTAGCTTGAAAACAGAATCGGTTCCTTTATCACTAATCTTTTGTTGTTCTACTGAATCAATACAAAAGATTAATCTCTGTACGTCTTCTTGTTCCTCATCTATACTATTCTGAACTCCGGTTCTTCCAGCAGAACTTTCAACATAATAAAATTCAATGGTTTCTTCACCAATTAACGGGAAATTTACGTGCAACCCAGAAGAATCGTATAAAACCAATTCAGCTTTAATTATTGGCTGAAAGATAGACTGATATATGTCTATGCTAGCAAATAAGTTTACTAAGCTTATAGCTTCTCCACTAGATTTCTTTAGAATTATGTCTTGAATATCAAGTCTATAACCTGACTGTGATTCAAGTTTTGCTTCTCTATCAGCCATTTTTTACTTCTTGAAGATGTTGCTAATTTCACGATTTACTTGATTTAGATAAGAAACATCCAATAGACGAATGGGTCTAAGAGAATCATTTTTATCTAGTTCGTAGTCGTAAGCAGACTTTGCGATCCATTTTGCTGCAACAGTGGCGTCATAATTTGGATTAGTTGGATCTGTCAGAGCAGCATAAGTATCTTTGTCCATTTTATAGTTAATGTTATATTCGTATTCATCGTCAGTAGTTGGATCTATATTTTTATTGTATTCATAATAAACTACAGTCTGAAGAGCATTGCTCATCGTTCCATACTTATCAACGATATATTCATCGAACTGTAAATCGGTCAGAGGCCATTCAAAATATGGGTCGATAATGACGTTGCTCAAATAAACTAACCATGTGTAATCAGAGCTTCCATAATAATCATAAGCTATCGTATCTGGTCTCTCGCCATTTCTCACTACATAAGTATAAAAAGCGCCGGCACTATTAATAACTTGCTTAAAGAATTCTGACTTCAATAAAATATTTCGCGCAGTAGACCCGCCGTATTCAATGAGAGGAAAATTAGTAAAATATTTCTTTGACATCTAATTTTTCCGTGTCAATTAAGGCTGATAAGTTACTGATTCAAAGGGATCTTGATAATCATCGGACGTTCTAATAGCGATTTCTTTTAGAGTAATGCTAAAATTAATTGAAACCGGCGCTCCGTCTTTATAAAACATCGGATAACCTTCGGCCGAATTATTAAGAGTAAAACTCGTAATCACCGTTCTTTTTGTACCGAACACAAACTTTTCTATCCCATTCCCAACAAAATCTACTTGAACTTCTTCTGGATAATTTAAAGAGATTCCGTCATTTCTTAAAGAAGGCAAAGATTTTTTTCTAATAAGATTTAGAATCGACCTTATAGTATTCGCGTCACCTGAGCTTCTCGGTGAAAGAGACCAAGAATATGAAAACTCACGAAGAGGAACACCGGTAAAAAGAAGTGTAGCGTGAGGGTTTAGTAACACGCCGGTAGTACTACCAATTAAATCTCCAATTCCAGCCACAGCTGCACCAGCTAACCCAGTTATACCACCAGCTTGCTGAATAGCGCTTCCAAAAACACTAGCGGCGGCGCCGGCTATGGCTGGATCTGCGAAAATTTCAGCAAAACTACGACCTTCTTGCCTTGCTCTCGCTCCAGCAACTAATAATCCAAGAATAGGAAATTTTCTATCGCCGTGATCTATACCTTGTGTTTCTTCTAACTGTTGAGGAAGTGGTAAAACTATAGTCGCTGTGCTTACATTTTGCCCTTCGTTTAAAGAAATGTCTCTAGAATATTTAGAAAATCTCAAAACACAAGCATAAGGAGTATCATAGATGTCCTCTGGATAACTCAAGATCTGTCCATTTTGCACGCCCAGCGAATTTATAACATTTTGCGGCGGTCTAGGAGGCATTTGACTTCCATCTTTATGAGATAAATAGATTCGTATTTTTATTTATATGGCACGTCATGAGTTATAAAGGCTATTTTCGTCCCAGAAACCCACAGAAGTATAAGGGAAATCCTTCTAACATAGTCTATAGAAGCTTGTGGGAATTGAAATTGATGAGGTATCTAGACGACCACCCCGACGTCTTGGGATGGGGAAGTGAAGAACTTATCATACCTTATCGGTCACCGATAGACGGCAAAATTCATCGATATTTTCCTGATTTTATCGTCAAAAAGAAAAATAAAGATAATACTGTTTCTACTATCGTCATCGAGATAAAACCAAAAGCTCAGACCGTTGAACCTAAAGTTCAAAAGAAACCGAGCAGACGATACATTAATGAAGTGATGACTTGGGGAGTAAACCAAGCTAAATGGAAAGCAGCTGAAGATTTCTGCAAAGATAGAAATTGGAAATTTCAGCTTATGACTGAAAAAGAACTAGGCATATATTAGCTAGATATATAATAATTAAGCAGCATTAACGCTCATATAAGAGAGAAACTAATGGCCGTATTCTCAGTATCGAATATCATCAGTGCTTTAGATGTAGCGCCATTACAGCCGGCATATTTCAGCGTCAATATCGCTTCAAAAGCTATTCCAAATTTTGATATTTCACTATTCTGCCAGAACGCTATTCTTCCGGGTGTGCAGTTTAATACTACTGCAGTTCGTCAGTCCGGAATAGGTAATATTGAAAGACGACCAACTGACGTAGATTTTCAAGATTTTTCTGCTGCTTTCATCGTCGATGGGCGTGGAGAAGTAGTTAAATTTTTTCAAAATTGGATGCAGTCTATATATAAGTTCGATGCTAGAGACGGGATTAGTAAGAAAATTTTCTCTCTAAAAACTTACACATTCGAGTATCCAAAAAATTACGAAGCTACTATAACTATCAATCAGTACGCCGTAGGTCCAGATCAAGGTGAAAGCGGCCAAAATATAAAAAGCATTATTAGCTATCAGCTATTTCGTGCTTTTCCTCACACGATCGGTAATCTCAACGTAAGTTGGGACGCTCAAAATGAATACCATGTTTTACCCGTGCAGTTTTATTATCAATCTTGGAGCAGTAACCTACTCACTCCTTCTGAGACTTATGACCCGACTCTAGATTATAAGCCGTCTGTTCTTGACTTTCCAAAAAATAACGAAGCTGTTCAGGCTGCTGCTAGATTTACTACTAATACGGCAGTTGGAACTATCAAAACAGTTGGAGCTGGTGTTGATTTATTTGCCCGTTTTATATCAGAATAATTATTTTACATTTAAAGGTTTGAAATGGCTTTACCAAAAATTGAACATCCGACTTTTACTCTTGAATTGATCTCGACGGGTAAAAAAATAAAATATAGACCTTTTACGGTCAAAGAAGAAAAAATCATTCTTGTAGCTCAAGCGTCAAAAGACTTAGAACAGATAGTCGACGCCATGAAGCAGGTCATTTTAAACTGCGTCGTAGAAAAAAACTTTGACGTAGATAAACTCGCTACGTTTGATATAGAATATCTTTTTCTAAATTTACGTTCAAAATCTGTAAGTAATGAAGTCAACATAACTTTACAAGACTATGAAGACAAGAAAAATTATGATTTTACCGTAAACTTAGATGAAGTCAAAATTGTCCATGACGTCAAACATAATAAAAAAATTGAGTTGATGAATGGAATTGGCGTCATCATGAGATACCCAAATTATGAGATTACATCAAAACTTACAAAAATAGATAGAAATTCTGAAAACATTGTCCCTCTTCTTGAGATGATAGCTGCTTGTATAGAGCAGGTGTATCAAGACGATAAATTTAGCGTAGCAGAAAAAGACTTCACGTTAGAAGAAGCTATAGATTTTATCACTAGTCTTCCTGTTTCGGAATTTGATAAGTTTAAAGATTTTTTTGATACTTTCCCAAAGATCGAGTATACGATCAATTATAAAAATTCTCTTGGTAATGAAAGGAGCTATACCCTTAGCGGAATAGCTGATTTTTTTATCTAATCACCGGGTATATCGATCTCCCGG